TTTAAGAATGATTATCCTGATGTGTATGAAGTAGTAGAAACTGTTGCTCATCTACAAAGCGAATCTAAAGCAAAAGTTCTAGAAGAACGCCTTAGTAAACTCCAAGAAAGAGAACAACAATTAGTACGACAAAGTGCAGAAAAAAGGTTAGTAAAAAGACATCCTGATTTTGAAGATATTAGAAACAGCGATGACTTTCATACTTGGGCAAAAGAACAGCCTGAGTCTATTCAAAATTGGATATACTCAAATACTGACGATGCCGATTTAGCTTATCGTGCTTTAGATTTATTTAAAAAAGATTTTGGTATAGAACCTATAAAGACTAAGTCAAATTCTAAACCGACCAGAAAATCTGCTGCAGATATGGTTTCAACTAAAACAACAACAGTTGAACCAAAGCAGGAGAAAGTATGGTCAGAAAGGGAGATTGCTGCATTGAGTATGGCAGAGTTTGATAAATACGAACAGGAAATATCAGATGCTATGCAAGAAGGCAGAATCACAAAATAAACTATAACTTAAAGGAGAAAGTATCATGGCTCAATTTTTTGAACCCTCAACAGATACCGATGCTAACTTTGCAAACTCCGTAAGTGGACAAACTAATAGTTTCTTTTTACCTTCGGTTTACTCTAAAAAGGTTTTAAACTTCTTTAGAAAAGCCTCGGTAATTGAAGCTATTACAAACACCGACTATGCCGGTGAAATATCCTCTTTCGGAGACTCTGTAAAGATTATCAAAGAACCAGTTATTTCTGTGTCAGATTACACAAGAAATAGCGACACAACTGAAACTAGACTGACAGACCAAGAAATTACTTTGGTTGTTGATAGTGCTAAAGCTTTCAAATTCATCGTAGATGATATTGAAACTAATATGTCACATGTCAACTTCAAAGAGGTTGCTTCCAGCTCTGCTGCATATGCATTGAAAGATTCATATGATGCTGCTGTATTAGCAACTATGTTCTCTGGTTGTTCAGCTTCATCACCTAATCACATTTTAGGTTCTGACAATGCTACTGATTTAGCAGCAGGAACTTTTGATGGAACAGGTAATTTAGATATTGGTTTTGATTCTAACGAACATGACCCATTAGACCTTATGGGTAGAATGGCAAGACTATTAGACGAACAAAATGTACCTGAAGAAGGTAGATGGTTCGTTGCAAGTCCTGACTTTTATGAAGTCTTAGGACAATCTAGTTCTAAATTATTATCTGTCGACTACAATGGTGGACAAGGTTCTATTAGAAATGGAATGGTTTCAAGTGGAAAACTTCGTGGATTTAGCATGTACAAGTCAAACAACATTGCTGCAACATCTAATGCTGCTGGTAAATGTATGGCTGGTCACATGTCTTCAACTGCAACTGCTAACACAATCCTTTCAACAGAAGTGTTGAGAGACCCAACATCGTTTGGTGACATTGTTAGAGGCTTACATGTCTATGGTGCGAAAGTACTTAGAGATGAAGCTTTAGTAAGTGCATTCTACGGAATTGACTAATACATAAATTTGGGGGAGTTTTAGGACTCCTCCTTTTTTTAACCCATAAATTTTAGAGGTAAATAATATGGCAATAGTAAATATAAGAGATACTGGTCGTAATTCAGCAAAAGTAGGCGATGTTCGTGAACTTGCTACTAAAGTTCAGAAACCTTCAGATACTGAAGCAATAACTGCAGCTAATACAATTACAGCAGCTGAATCAGGCACTCGTTATGTTTTAAACGTAGCAGCAGCTAAAATACAAACTCTTCCTACTCCAGCAGCAGGATTAGAGTATTGGTTTTATGTTGGAGCAACAGAACCTACAGGAACACACACAGTAGTTACAGCATCTAGTGCTAATATTATTGTAGGTAATGTATCTTCTCCAGAAGATGCAGCAGGTTCAGTAGCTACAGTTACAGACGCAGATACCATTTCATTTGTTGCTAATAAAGCTGTTCATGGAGATTTTGTTCATGTATGGTCTGACGGCACTAACTGGTATTTAGACGGACAGTGTAAAGTTCAAGACGGAATTACAACCACACAAGCTGGTTAATAATACAGTCTATGGTATTAACTGATACCAAAACGGAGGAGTTTAATTATTCCTCCCCTAATTTAAAAAGGAGATAAATATAATGTATGGTAAAATGAAAAAAGATGGTAATGCTTCAGCTAGAAGAGAGTCAATGATGTATGGTGGTATGCAAAAATCTTCAAGAAAAAAAGCTAATATGGGCAGAATGATGTACAACAAAGGTGGTCAACCTGAATATAAGTCTGGTGACATGCCAAAAGCTAAACCTTGTTAATATGAAAGGTGTAAAACATTATAAAAAAGATGGTACTGAGTTTAAAGGTAACACACATAAAATGCCTAACGGACATTTACATTCTAATAAAACTCATACTAAAACAAGCGTTAGACTTTATCATTTTAAAGATTTAAGCAAGACAGCAAAGAAAAAAGCTAAAGGTAAAAAATAATGGCTACAACATATTTAGATTTAACTAACGAAGTTCTTAGAGAATTAAATGAACTTCCTTTAACTTCTGCAAACTTTGCAGATGCAATAGGATTACAGAAATTTGTAAAAGATGCAATTAATAAATCTATATTTGATATAGCAAATGCAGAACCACAACTACCTTTCTTTAGTGCAGGTGTTAGTGGTAGTACAGACCCCTTCTATGGTAATGTAACAGTAGCAAGTGTAGCAGGACAAAGGTGGTATACTTTAAAAGCTGATAGCTCTAGTATAACTACGGACTATGCTTCAATAGATTGGGATGATTTTTATTTAACAACAATAAATGTAAGTGGTGAGTCAAGCCCTTATGTTTCTAAAGGTTTAAAATTTTTAACATTAGATGATTGGAAAAGATATTATAGAGATAGTGAAAATGCAGATGATGCTAATTCAACCCATGCTGAACCAATACATGTTATTAAGTCTCCAGATAGCAGGAAGTTTGGATTAAGTCCAATACCTGATAAGGTTTATAATGTGCATTTTTATGCATTTACAAAACCTACAGCTTTGGATGCTCATGGAGATACAATAGTTTTACCAGAACAATATAGTAATGTAATAACTGCAAGGACTAGATATTATATCTGGCAGTTTAAAGAAAGTCCACAACAAGCAGCTTTTGCTTTAGATGATTATAAAAAAGCAATGAGGAGTATGAAATCAAATCTTATGAATCCTACTCCAAAATATATGACAGATGATAGGACATACTTTTAATGGCAACAAGTCAACCATATACAGTAGCATGTGAAGGAGGATTAGTTACAGCATCTAATCAAATTGATTTATTGCGTAGACCCGGAGTAGCTACTGAATTAGAAAATTTTGAAGTTTCTATAGAAGGTGGTTATAGAAGAATTAATGGATTTACAAAATTTGGTGCAGGTAGTGCTGTACAACCAACAGGAGGTTCTACTGCAATACTAGGAGTATTTCCTTATGCAGATGGAGTAATTGTTACTGCTGGTACAAATATTTATTTTAGTAATACAGGAACAAGTTGGGTACAAATAAATAGAAGTTCTGTATCTGGTAGTGGGGATAATTATTCAACTTTTACAGGTAGAAGTGCACTAACAAGAACTTCACAAGGGCAATGTCAGTTTACATTATTTGATGGTGCTACTTATGATTATGGTCAAGTTATTATAGCTGATGGAGCTAATAAACCTTATGCATTTAGAATGGAAGGAACAGGTAGTATTAGTGATAGAACATTTTTTGCAGAAGAAATAACTGTATCAAGTACTAAAGGTGTTAAATATCTTACAGTCCATGATAAACATTTAATAGCTGCTGGAGTTGAAGATAACTTAAATACAATTTATTATAGTGGTACTTTAGACCCTACAGATTTTACAAGTACTGGTTCAGGTAATATTGTATTAGAAGACCAGATAGAAGGAATTAAAGGTTTTCGTAATGAATTATATATATTTTGTACAAATAGTATATTTAAGTTAATAAATATAAATGATGCAAGTAATATAACTATAGTACCAGTTACTAAGAATGTCGGTTGTTTAAGTGGTTATAGTATTCAAGAGATAGGTGGTGACTTAATATTTTTAGCACCAGATGGAATAAGAACAGTTGCTGGTACTGCAAGAATCGGAGATGTTGAGTTAGGTACAGTTAGTAAAGCAATACAACCAGAATTAACTGTACTAGCACAGAGTATTAATAGTTATAGAATTACAAGTGTAGTGATTAGAGAAAAATCACAATATAGATTATTTTATACTAATCTTAGTGCAGCAGCATCAGGACAAGAAGGAATAATAGGAACTTTAAGACAAAATGGATTTGAATGGTCTCAAACAAAAGGACTAGAAGTAACAGAAATAGGTTCTGGATTTAATTCAAATGGTGTAGAAAAATACTATCATGGTAATAATACAGGTTATGTATATGTACATGATTCAGGAGATGACTTTGATGGTACTGCAATTTTAGCAAGATACTCTACACCTGATTATGATTATGGAGATTTAGGAACTTTAAAAACTTTACATTATGTTAGAATATCTGCAAGTGCTGAAGGTATTGTAGAGCCAGATGTACAAGTTAAGTTTGAGTATGGTAATACAAATATACCTCAACCTACAGCTTTATTTGATTTAGGAACAATAAATCCACCTTCAAAATTTAATAGTGCTGTATTTGGCACAAATTCATTCGGAGGAGTTTCTTCTCCAATGATAAGAGTTCCATTACAAGGGAGTGGGACAAGTAACAATTTTACTGTGATTTCAAATGATACGAAATCACCATATAAAATCAATGGTTTATATGTAGATTATATACCTTCAGGTAGGAGATAAAATAATGGCAAGTTATATTAGGCAAAGTACATTTAGTGATGGAGATACCATTACTGCTGCACTATTTAATAATGAATTTAATCAATTAGTAAACGCATTTAATGTAAGTTCAGGACATACTCATGATGGTAGTACAACCGGTGATGGTGGTCCTATCTCAAACTTATTTAGCAATGCTTTAGTGTTTGGTACAAATGCTGAAAGTGATATTGCTATTACATTTAATGCTGCATCTAACGATGGTGTATTAACATGGAAAGAAGATGAAGATTACTTTGAGTTTTCTGATGACTTATTAATTGCAACAACAGAAAAAATACAATTTAGAGATACAGCTATATATATTAATTCTAGTGCTGATGGGCAGTTAGATTTAGTAGCTGATACAGAAATACAAATAGCAGCGACTACAATAGATATGAATGGTGCTGCAGATATTTCTGGTAACTTAGCAGTAGGTGGAAATCTTACAGTTACAGGTAATGCTACAATATCAGGTAATTTAACATTTGGTGATGCAGCTTCAGATACTGTAGCATTTAGTGCAGATGTTGCTTCTAACTTATTACCAAGTGCTGATAATACTTATGACTTAGGTGCTTCAGGTTCTGAATGGAAAGACTTATATGTTGATGGGGTTGCTTATGTAGATGCAATTAACTTTAACGGCACTGCAATTACATCAACTGCTGCTGAACTAAACATATTAGATGGAGTGACATCCACAGCAGCCGAGTTAAACATTTTAGATGGCGTAACAGCTACAACTGCAGAACTAAACATAATGGATGGTGTTACATCAACTGCAGCAGAATTAAATATTTTAGATGGTGTTACAAGTACAGCAGCAGAACTTAATATCCTTGATGGTGTTACAAGTACTGCAGCAGAGTTAAACATCTTAGATGGTGTTACAGCTAGTGCAACCGATATAAATCTTATAGATGGAATAACAAACGGAACAGTAATAGCAAGTAAAGCTATTATAACAGATTCAAACAAAGACATTACTGGTGGTAGAAATATAACTATTAGTGGTGAATTAGATGCAGCTACATTAGATATTAGTGGTGATGCAGATATTGATGGAACACTAGAAGCCGATGCAATTACTATTGGTGGTGTTACATTAGCAGAAACAATTAGTGATACTGTTGGTGCAATGGTATCTTCTAATACCGAGACAAACATTACAGTTACATACGAAGATAGTGATAATACATTAGACTTTGTTATTGGAACACTTAACCAAGATACTACAGGTACAGCAGATAACATTACAGTCTCTGCAAATAATAGTACAGATGAAACTGTATATCCTATTTTTGTTGACGGAGCTACAGGTTCTCAAGGAGCAGAAAGCGATACAGGTTTAACTTATAATCCTAGTTCAGGTAATTTAACAATAGGTGGTCAACTTGCTGCTGCAACTTTAGATATTTCTGGAGATGTAGATGTAGATGGTACATTAGAAGCTGATGCTATTACAGTAAATGGTACAACACTAGCAGAAACAATTAGTGATACTATAGGAGCTATGGTAACAAGTAATACTGAAAGTGGTATTACAGTAGCATATGATGATTCAGATAATACATTAGACTTTACAGTTGGTACACTTAATCAAGATACTACAGGCACAGCTTCTAAAGTTATAGTTTCAGACACTAGTGCAGATACTAATTTTCCTGTAGTCTTTCATGATGAAGGGACAGGAAATACTTTATTAGATGACACAGGAGCTTTACGATATAATCCAAGTTCAGGAACACTTCTTATTCCTGCTATAAGTTTATCTGGTAATGCCGATTTTAATGGTGATTTAGACGTAGACGGAACTACTAACCTAGACGTAGTAGATATAGATGGAGCTGTAGATATGGCTTCTACACTACAAGTAGATGGAGCTATTACAGGTTCAAGCACAATCAATGGCGTAGGTATTTCTTACAACATAACAAATTTTTCAAACAGCTTACTTATTAGTAATGATGCTGGTACAGGCACACTAGATGCTGCTTCTAATAATACAGGTTTTGGACATGAAGTATTTGATGACTTAACAAGTGGTGATAGTAATACAGGTATTGGTTATCAAGCATTAACCAAACTGACCGAAGGTGGACAAAATACAGCAGTAGGTGCTGATGCTGGTGATGAACTAACAACAGGCAGTGGTAACACAGCAGTAGGTACTGAATCATTACAAAAAACTACAACTGGCTCAAACAATGTAGCAGTTGGCTATCAAGCCTTAGAAGAAAATACTACAGCAGACAATAATACAGCAATAGGAAGAGATGCTCTCGGAGCAAATACTACAGGACACGATAATACAGCAGTAGGCATGGACGCTGCTAAATCTATGACAACTGGTGAAGAAAATGTAATAGTCGGTCATAAAGCTGGTGATGCTTTAACAGATGCAGATTATAATGTTGCTGTAGGTAGAAGTTCTTTAACCTCAGATACACTAGGAAGCAAATCAACAGCTCTAGGACATGGCACATTAAACACACAAAACTTTACTACTGCTACAGATTCACATAATGTTGCCGTTGGTTATAACGCAATGGCTTTAACTACTACAGGTATTTATAACACAGCAGTTGGTAGTACAGCTATGGACTCTAACACCACAGGTTCGTCTAATAATGCCTTTGGTTATGGTGCTTTAACTGCGAACACTACTGCAGCTTACAATAACGCTTTTGGTATTAATGCATTAGCTGCTAATACTACAGGAGGGTCTAATTCAGCTTTTGGTCATACTGCTTTAGATAACAATACTACTGGTTCAAATAATGTAGCTGTTGGTGCTAACGCTTTAGATGCAAATACTACAGCCGATAACAACACGGCAGTAGGTAAAGATGCTTTGTTAGCAAACACAACAGGTACAAGAAATGCAGCAGTAGGTACTTTTTCTTTAGACAGCAATACAACTGCTAATGATAATACAGGTATGGGTTATGGTACTTTAGCTAGTAATACCACAGGTGCTTTCAATACTGCTGTTGGTAGCAGTGCTTTAGTAGCAAATACAACAGGAGCTAATAACGTAGCTGTTGGTGAAGC